CGATCATCCTCAGTTTGTGTATATTGCCATGTGGTGGCGCTACACAACCACACTGAGTTGTTGCTGGTGTTGTTGATACGTATGGTATTGACTCGAAAAGCCTGTTGATCTATCTGTGTCCAGGGATATGCAGTGTTGGCCTGTATCGTCACAGGTGGTTTGAACGTGGGTGCTTGACCCACACTGTTGCTGCCACCAATGGTGATGGTTATGTTGCCAGTGCTGTCAGCAACCTGTAGATTGTCTGAATCTAAATTGACCACTTCGGGCAAGATTCTGTGCACCAACAACTTGCCAGAATAATCTTTCAGCAGTTGTATGTTGTTGCGTTGGAATTCACTAGCAATGGGCGTGTTGCTGATAAAGGTATAGCCTTGATCTTTTTGCACTAGAGCAGTGTTGGCCACACCACGACTATACACTATGGTTCTGCTGGCCTGATCATATCCCTCAGAACTGTCTGGCAATAGGCCATACACCGGTGCTTCACAGGCCATGCTGGCATTGCTGACGTCTCGGGGCGGATTCCATACCTTCAACAGATAGTTGTAACTGATCATTTGATTGCACCAGCCAGTTGATGTCAAGTCAGGATAGTAAATTTCTATTTGGCTTTTCTTGGTGTTGTTTTCTACAAACACGCGATCTGAATAATCAATGTTGAGATTGGCAAAGAAATAGTTGCGTATGCGCTGTGTGCCTAGGCCCTGAAAGTCACTGCCGTCAAACACCCAGATATCTCTGGCATCTACACCATACACTGTGTGATCAGCATTGGCCCAGCAGTTTCTGTTGAGTAGACCACGTCCTTGATTGAACAAGCGCACTCCTAGCACCGGTGCTGAAGTGTTTTGGAAATTGATTGGACTGAACACCACTGTGTCCCAGTAACTGCACACATAAAAGTTGCCGTTGCTGGCAAAACCATCAATCACAGGACCACGCACTGGCACTTCCAATTCGTTGGCTATGTTGAGTGCTGTGGGTGCCCAGGTTAGCGGTCCATCATTGAGACCAAATGCCTGACTCCAACGCACTGTGGTGGGAAAATTTTCAACCACACTGGTTGTTCCATCAACTGCACGCAGGTCTCCAGCAATCAGGATACTTCCCACATTGGGTGTGTTATACATGCGCATGAAACCTGCAGTGAGGCTGGACCAAGAAGGATTGTAGTTCCACACATACTCAGCGGCCAAAGGATCATCGCTGTAGGGAAAAAACTCACTGGCACTGGCAGTCAAAAACATAGGTGGATGTAGGCCATCATTGATAAACAGGGTAGTGCCATTCCAACATTCTGTGATGTTGGTGTCTAGGGTGTAACCGCTCAAAGGTGTAAGGTTGGGAGTCACTTCGGTCCAGGCACCAGTGCCGTTGTTGGCCCACCAGCGTCCTGCACTGGTGCCCACCACAAACCACCACACATTGTTGGCTCTGTAGCCACCGGTCACATAGATTGGCGTGCCGGGTATGGTGTCCAGGATCGTTTCATCACCTGCGGCACTGCGCAGACCTCTGATGTCAGTTTCCACATTGCGACCCGAATTGTATTCGTTGGGTCCCAGCGCACTTGACGGCACGTCAGGATGGAACGTCATGTTGCTAAAAGGTATTTTTACTTCATCAAATTTCTGAGCCATGTTGTTCCTTAGAATGCTGATAATGCCACACGTTTCCAACTGTCGGTAGCAGTGCAAACATAGATATAGTTGGCATCCCAGGCAATGTCTCCTGCTACACCAGGGGCAGAATTAGCTTTGGTTTGTAGACCGCCATTGAACGGTAAACTGCCCGTGGATGATATTTTAGCAGTTGCGGACAGACTGCCAAGTGTGACACTGCTACCAGTCACAGTCATACTGCCAATAGTGATGGTTGTTGGACTTCCGCCGTTCAAGGCCGACATGTTGATACTGCCAGTGGGTGTCAGATTTATTTGAGCGTTGTTAGCACCTTGACTATTTTGGATAACAACAGAATTGGCAGTGACACCATAAGTTGTGGTTGGATTAACAGTGCCATTGTAGACCCAAACAAGATTGCCGCCCACTGTGCTGTTGGCATAGGTGTTGACACTGCCAAATCCTACTGGTGCTGTAATTGCACTACCTCCTGTGGCTGTGACTGTGACAGCACCTGTGGCAGCATTGATGCTGATACCTGTGCCTGCTACAATGCTGGTCACAATGCCTGAAAGTTGGCTGCCGTTGCCTTGTATGGTAGATCCAATCACAGCACCTGTGGCCGAAACTGATCCGCCTGTGCGTAAATTGCCGCCTGTGATGTTGCCTGAACTGGTCAAACTTGTGAGTGTGCCCACACTGGTAATGTTGGGTTGTGCGGCTGTGGTCACTGTGCCAGCTGTGGTTGCTGATCCTGCTGTGGTAGCTGAACCTGCTGTGGTTGCTGTAGTGGCAGTTGTGGCAGTTGTTGCTGAGGTGGCAGTTGTTGCTGTGACTGCTGTGTTGGCAGCGGCCACAACACCTGTGACATTGGCACCAGTGATCGAGCTAAGAGCGGCACCATTGCCTGTGAATCTGGTGCCCACAATGTTGCCGGCTGTGATATTGCCAGTGGTTGATATCACGTTGGCGCCAAATGAGGCCAAAAATGTGGCCACGTTGGCATTGTTGTAAGTGGTTGACACAGTGATACCTGTCAAGGCCGATCCATTGCCTTGGAAAAAACCTGCTGTGATATTGCCTGTGGTTGACACTGTGTTGCTGCCAAATCCGGCCAGCAAGGTGACCACGTTGGCATTGCCGTAATTGGCTGGTAAGCCAGTGATCTGACTGCCATTGCCCAGTAAAAATGCACCGGTAACATTGCCTGTGGTCGAAATGGCACCTGTAGAACCCACATTGCCAGTCAAGGCCACATCGCCTGACACTGTCAAAGTGCCACCTATAGTTAGGCTGCTCAAAGTGCCTACGCTGGTTATGTTGCCCTGGGCATTGGCAGTGACTGTGCCAGCTGTTGCAGCCGTATTGGCTGTGCCAGCTGTGCTGGCAAAAGTGGCTGTGTTGGCTGTGCCAGCTGTGGCAGCCGTATTGGCCAGATTGGCCTGTGCTACACTACCAGTCACGTTGGCTCCAGCAATGTTGCTGAGTTGACTGCCATTGCCGGCAAAGACGCCTGTGACCTGTATGTTGCCAGCCACAATGTTGCCTGTGGTGCTGTTGGCAAAAGCCTGCAATTGTGCTGCGGTCACAGTATAATTGGTGTTGCTGTCTACCACAGGCACTATGGTGCTGGGGGTAATAGTTGTTAAATTGGGCAGTTGACTAAACTTGATATTGCTCATTATTGTTCCTCGATAAAGTTCTGATCTGTTTGCGACACTAAAAAGTCATCGTCTTCTGTAATAAAAAACACTGCAAATGCCGGCACATTGCCGATCACAATGGATCCACCTATGAGAATGTTTCCACCTATTTCGATCATGATGGATTGTCCGCAGTTATCAAGATCCACTCTTGACCATTAAAAATTATATATTCGCCTGCTAATACATTATAAGGAATAGGCAACACTGTGGTGTATTCACAGGTGGGATCATCTCCAAATTGGTCTGTGTCACCCCAGAACTGTCTTGCTTTACCTACATCAGTGTCAGCAATAAGATAACGATAATACCACGTAGTATCACTCATATGTGTTCCTTAAGGTCCTGAAAAAAAGCCAGGACTGCTGTTGACAGTATTTAACAGGGGTGGATTGAGATTGCCAGTTCCGTTGATCTGCAACACGCGAATTGAAGCATTGGCCGCTGTGGTGTCTTGCAAGGCATAAATTCTATCATTGCTGGACACACACATGGTCCAGGATCCTGTGGTAGCATTGCCATAGGTGTTGGCTGCCACAGTGTTGGCCGCAGGATTATACACGTTCCAGTTGGCAGTGTTGTTAAATGGCGCAGAATACACACGGCCATCACTGCCCAAAGCCGGTCCAATGGTTCTATAAGTGCCTGTGCCAATGCTGCTGGTAGTATTGGCTGTGGGATCTATCAGCACAACACCTATACCGGTATTGTGACCAAATCCAACCAAATTGCCGTTGCCCACTTGACTGATACCTTGGAATGAGTTGTTAGGCCAGTTACTGCCACGTCCCATTTGACTGGTATTGCCAGTGGCACTGGGTCCACTGGTGTCTATCACATAAAAAGTTCCTGCGTTGTAAGGTGCCACATAGATCTTGCCATTTTTTGCACTTCTAACAGCACCCAATCGTCCAACAGCACTGTTGACCCAAGTGTTGCCTAAAGTAGTGGTTGATGCTGTGTTGGCCACCGGATCAATTACCAAAATATTGCCTGTGGTTGCACCGGTGCAATAGATCTTGTTGTCCAAGCCCAAGGTTGCTGACCAATATTGATCTGCGCCCGAGAATGTGAGTCCCCAGGTCTGTGTTTGGCTGGTCTGTGTTGCAGGATCAATGATCAGGACTGTGTTGGTAGAATAGGGTGGATAATAAATCTTGCCGTTGGTTGGAGCAAAGCATCCAGCTTGATATTTGGTAACACTGCCACTCAGCCCTGACACACCAAAACTTGGAAAACTCACTGTGTTGGTCAGTGTGTTGATCACCATGATGTTGCCGGTGGCGTTGAATGGAGCACCATACAGGTTGCCGTTGGGATGTGCCACGGCTGTTCTGTAAGCGGTAGTGCCTGTGCAGGCCGAATTTTGTCCCATTGAAATGGTGCTTTGTGTCACATTGTTGCCAACACCGGTGTTGGCCCAGGTGCTGACAAAACTCAATACCTCAGTGGGAGTAATGCTCCAACTGGGCTGCGTGATCTGATTGAGGCCTTGATTGGCTGCAAACATCAAGCATATCCTTTGGTCAAACTGGCCCAGTAAGTGGTGCCATCATAGAATATGCTGATGATGTCTTGTGAGTTGGCAAAGGTGCTGAGTGTTCTGCTGTTGCCGGCAAATTTCATTGTGCTGGTCATCAATCTATTGCCTGTGGCATCCTGAGTCAAGATGATGGTCAAATTTTCTCCTGCGTCCATGTTGGTCACTGTGTTGAATGTGATATTGCCGGTCAAGGTTGCACTCTGTATTGATCCCAGACTGAGATTAGCATTGGCTGCCAAGTTGCCAGATGTGTTGCCTATGGCATATATGCCCTGCTGATACACATTGGCTGTGACAGTGTTAACATTACTGATATTGAAACCTGCGCCATTGATATTGGCTGTCAAATTGCCTGAAAATAATCCAGTGGCACCTGTAGGACCCGTTGCACCTGTAGGACCAGTTGCACCTACAGGTCCAGTTGCACCTGGAGTTCCTACAACTCCTGTCAATGCACTGCCATTACCAAAGTAATAAGCAGCTGTCACATTGCCAGCGGCCGTGATATTGCCATTCATCATGTCTATGATATTGGCACCAAATGCTGGGTCATCTATAACCAGACTGAATGTGGCCACACCAGGTGTGTTGAGACTGCCAATGTCTGGTTGATAACTGAGCCCACCCGTTCCTAATCCTGGACCGTCGATCTGTAAGGCCTGGCTGTTAACATTGCTCACAAACACAGGATATTGTAGTGTGCTGGTATTGGCCGCAGTGTTGGCTATGTTGATATTGCCAAAAAATGTATTGGCTGTGACATTGCCTGTGGTGCTGATTGAATTTGATCCAAATCCGGCCAACAATGTGACCACATTGGCATTGCCATAGCTGGTGGTGATGCCGGTCAGTTGGCTACCATTGCCCAGCACATAATTGGCAGAAATGTTGCCTGTGGTTATGATGTTGCTGGTAACCAATCCACTGGCCAGATATGCAGACACGTTTGAATTGCCGTAATTGCTGCCCACATTGCTGAGTAAACCGCCATCGCCTACAAAGAAATTGGCAGTGACGTAATTTGGTCCAACAATGTTGCCTTGTGCACCAGTGGTTCTAAGATTGCCTGCTGTTGATATGTCCAGTGTGGCTGTAACAGTGCCGGATGCTGACAAATTTTCTGTGCTTGTGTTGCGTATCACTTGAATATTGCCAGCTTGGATATTGCCTGAAAATACAGGCAAGAATGCAGCCACGTTGGCATTGCTATAACTGGTAGTGATGCCGGTCAATTGGCTACCATCACCAAAGTAAAAACCGCCTGTGACTATGTTGCCGGTGACGACAGCAGCACCAGTCAGGGCCAAGTTGCCACCTGCCAGGTTGCCGGTATAGGTAGGCAGGAATGCAGCCACGTTGGCATTGCCATAGTTGGCAGTGATGCCTGTGAGTTGACTACCATTACCAATAAACAAACCAGATGTGCTAATGTTGCCCACTGCACTGATCTGTCCGCCTACAAAAACACTGTTGGCCACATTGATGTTGTTGGCATTGACATTGCCATTTACGGGTATTGGTGCACCGCCTGCAGGATTATACAGACTGGTGTTGTTGTTGGGTGCTATGACAGCGTTACTGCTGACAATGTTGGCATATAGACTTGGCATAAGGATTCCGAATTATTTGACCGCGTAACTGCGTGCGATGCGTGGCTGGAATATACTGGTCAGTCTGGTATGTCCACCTGACCATTTGCCCAAACTGTTTTGATATTCCACTGTGCGCCAAGCTTCATCCCACTTGGCCTTGTAAATGGCCGCATCTTCTGGATTGTGACGTTTCACATAGTATTCGTGCAGGCTACCGTAGATGTAACCTTCAGGCCATGTTTGCAGAACCGGATTGGTCTGCACAGTTTCACCCGGCTCACCACCAGTGACAGGTGTAAACAGCAGATCCCAAGCACGATAGTAGTAGAGATTCAACACAGTGCTTTCGGCCAAGTATGGCAAGAACTGATAGTTTTGTCCCACTTCCGAAAACTTGCCTCGGATTACCAGGGGCACGTTGACCGGTTGCAGATACAACTGTGCAATCAAGCCCTGTGTGATGATGTCTCGATCACCTATTCGATCATACACAATCCAAGGACCTGTGTTGGATGGCATGGCATTGGTGCCCTGCTGGAAAAACAAGATGGGCTTGTTCATGTCAGTGGGTATGGGCATGAGTTGGTTTTCACCAATCACACCAAATGTGGTGTATGGGTCTGTTCTCAAAGCCGGCAACTCAATGTTGCGCATCATCAATTCGGCTTGGAATATGCACTGACGTATTTCAGTGTCATTGGTTGATCCAGTAAAGTCTTTGAGATATGTGACTAGGGTGTCTGCATCTGGTATTACATACATGTTAGTGTCCCTTGAAAAATTTAGTTTCGCCAGCTCGTGCCGGATATGGCACTTGAATTGGTATAGGTAATCGACCGCCAGGATAGCAAACATACTGCGGATATTCCTGTTGCACCACACGGTAAAATTGTGCTTTGAGTGTCTTGTCATGCTTGACCACACTCCATGGCATGCCACCAAAATATTGATCACTAATTCTGATTGCAATCACGTCGGGCAGGTCCATCCATTTGTAGCCAATTTTACCATCCGGCATCAGCGGACCCAGCGGATCTGGATGTCCGGCTTCTGCAGCTTGACGATATAGTCTGCATCGTTCGGCCACAGCATCTGTGTTCATTTGCTCGCGGGTAATGTAAAATTTACCGTCTTGGCGTCCTGTTGTGGTCTTGATGTTGTGGCCCAGATTCCAGCCTTCTCTTTTCCAATCGCCTTTCATGGCACGATAAAGCTCGTTGTTTTTCAACAGTCGGTCAGCTACACCATTGTGGGCAGTGACCATACCGCCGGCGTCTTGGCGATGGTAATCCAGATCCACTGGTGTGTCTGCTGGGTCTATATATTCAGGTTTAGATTGGTTTTGGCTCATTCTTATATTTAGTTGCATTGGTCTAATGCCCAGTCAAACGCCAAACAAAAAGCCCCTTGCGGGGCTTTTTGATCTTGCTGGTTACGCTAACAATTAAGCGTAAGTGTTGCCTGCACCTGTGTTCACACGCTGAACCAAAGCACTTGGACGTGGTGTTGTTACTGCTGCACCAGTTGTAGAAATGTTGTTCAACATGCCTACGCCAGCTGGGTTACGCACGATCAATGTGCCTTCCATGATGAACTGATCAAGTGACGCATCTGCGTTACTGAACACTTCATTGTTAGGACCTAGATCACGTAAACTACCCCACTGAATCACTTCTTCATTCAAGAAGTAGATACTGTTGCTGACGCCTACTGAGTCCATGATCCAAGAATCAAAAATCTCATAAGTGTAGTTGAAGTCGCCTTCGTATGTCTGGATTGTGTCACCACGCTCCACGTTACGACGGTTGATACTGGTGTTACTTGTTCCAATCTGATCACTAATCATTGTTCTCAAGCTGGTTGGAACAACCATGCAACGGATCTTGGCATT